GTTGGGAGCCTACTTATGTCGAGCCAGTAAGGCTTGATACCGTTTTAAAGTCGTAATCCGTAAAGGATTAGACTTCAGTGGCAACACAGTGTCTTCACTGATTGCCGATGGTACTCCAGCATACCCTTCAAGGATTGGAGATCCTTGAAATCGTTTCCAGAACTCCCATGGAACGAGAGCCTGAAGGACCGCAACTACTTTCTCGTCGAAAGTGGTAAGAAGTTCAAGTAGATTTTCCAAATCTACAGGAACATTCTTAACAATTCGTTTTCCGTAGATGTTCATACGGACGACGGATGATAGTCCCATAAGGGATGCAACGACTGCATCCGATGGCTTAAAAGTATTTTCAGTAGCTTCAAGCATCCTGAGGTAGTTACTCCCAGGATACGAAAAGTTTAAACCTAAAGGAGGAAGTAAATGACAAACATCATCATAAACCTTCTTCTGAGGATTACTGAGAAGTACTCTTGAGCGAGGTCCAAGTAGTCTACAGATGTCTAAGAAATTGTCGTTAGACAACTTTTTATACTTCATCATCGGAAAGACTGATGATGATGTAATCAATTTACCAGCAAACTCTGCAAGCTTTGTTGATGAAATTGATTTCTCTGAAGACCACGGGCATGACATAGTATTTAAACAATTAATGTATTTAACATAGAGATCGTTGTTTAAGATGATAACATCATCACCTAAAACAAGGAAATCATTGTTAAAACTTTGATTGTTTAAGTACCAAAGCAAAAATCCGTGTGTCATTGTAAATGTACCAAAACTTGGATAAAGACCCAAGGGCTGGCCACGTTTCCAACGAACAACATCATTTTCTGATGTTAACCAATGTAAACGGCTAACTTCAAGAAATAATGCTATGTCTGGTTGATTACCAAACAAAGAACGGAGACAACTCAGTTGTAAGGACATAGGAAAATAGTCCGTAGCTGAGCTGAGATCAACAGAATGAACTTGTTGACTTTGCTTTAGAGCAGACTGCACGAACGGTAAAGCTTTTGACTGATCGAAAGTACAATCCCAAGGAAGCGATTGGACAATCGAGTAAACAGAAGATCCTAATGGCTGTAAAGCCATTTGAAAGACGAGATGAGGAGATGCAATACTACGCATCTTCCCACCTTCTTGCATAAGGAAGTGAACTTCACCTCCTGTTGCAAAATAGAACTGACTACGTGTACGTTGATCGAGAGAAACATCCTCGATAAACATATCATTAGTATAGTTCTTAACGTCGATCCCCTTAAACACTGGATTGAACAACTCCGAGTACTTACGGAAGATCTTTCGGTAGCATGGCACCTGTAAAAGCGTGACATAATCTACGATGTTAGAGTTAGTCTGAGATCGAGGGAACAAACCATCGATACCAGGTCTAAATCTAGCATCAGAACCACGATACGTAAGGAGATTATTAGTCCCGCTACGTTCGATCTGTCTCATGCCGAATGTTCTTCGTAGAGACAATGCAAAGTCTCTATGAAATTCTAATGATAAGTTATCAGGCTTATCAGAAGACACGGCTGTCTTAAAC